TACATATACGGAACTGCCACATTTGGGTTGTTTATAGAAGTTCTCCCACTACTTGCACAATTAGGTTATAGTAAGGAAGACCTAGTAGAGCAAGTAGAACAATATGTTGATTTTGTAAACAACAGGACCTTGCACTAGTGGCAACACAAGTAAAGTTCTATTACAGAAATACTCACAAAACCCATCTCATAGAAACTGTTATCACAAGTATTGTTGATGCAGTTTCTACCCTCATCGAATTACCCAATTCACTAGAAATTTGTTTATACGACTTACCCAATGAAGTTTATGGCGGTGTTGACAAAAATATCTACAATAGAATTGGTATAAGCAGTTCACTACAAGCAAATGAAATTCCTACCATTCTAGTACATGAATTGATACATGTTAACCAACGACATACTAAGCTACTAGAAATTAAACAAGGAACTTATTATTGGCGTGGAATACCATATTACAATAAGCCTCCAGATCAGATTGATTATGACGAGTACAAAAATTGCCCGTGGGAAATAGATGTAGATAACCGTGTTAACAAATTGTTAACAGAAGCCCTAGAGTTAGCAAATAAGAAACATTTAGCCAAACTTGACAATAAATCCGGTTAGTGCTATAATGTTGGCATGACTAGAAAACGTAGATCAGATCGTAATCATATCATTTATGTAATTACTAATACTGCAACAAAAGAGCAGTACATTGGTATTACACAAAAGAATAGTACGATCAAAAAATCACTACATGTACGCATACGCAAGCATGTCCAACGAGCATTTGCAGAAAACAAAGATTGGGCATTGTATAACAGTATTCGCAAGTATGGTACTAGTGCATTTAACTACGGAGCTGTTGAAATTGTGCGCGGCAAAGCACAGGCTCACCAGCGTGAACTAGAGTTACTCAAACAATATTGCCCAAAACTCAATACTTTTAAATAAATTTATAGTACAATAGTATTATGCGTAGATTACAAATGCAGTTGTTCCTTACCACTTGTGCCTTGGTAGTTTCATGGCTACTATTTTTCGGTTTCGGTGTTTATAGTTGGTTAAGATTAAACGATATTGAAAAATATAGCGTAACCTATGATTGTGAATTAGCAGAAAAATTAGATAATACACCTCTAGAGGTTAAGGCTAAGTGTGCGAGGTTAAAGAAACAATAAAATGAACAAGTTAATAAGAGATGGAAAAGTTGCTGTATTAGTATCAGCAGGGTTTGGTGCTGGATGGTATTCATGGCATCACATTCCCGAATTGTTGTTTGATCCTGATGTTGTCAAAATGATTGAACTTGACTGGCCACACGATAGAATTTTAGCACATTGCGAAAAGTTTTATGGTGACGATCATTATTTCGGTGGCGTTGAAGGATTGGGCATATACTGGGTACCCGAAGGTACAAAGTTTCGTATTGATGAGTATGATGGAGCAGAAACACTTATAACACAAGACCAAGATGAATGGTTCACAGCCTAAAGGAAAAATATGGTAACTCTAGTTAAACATGAATGGCATCAAGTTGATAGTCAATTTGCAATTGAATTTACAAAGGATACACTAGAAGAAATTTATCCAGATTATGATGAAGATGAACTAGAAAAACTTTGGCAAGAAGTAGAATCAGGTGAAGCCGATATAGAATCAATTATACAAGACGCCTGGAATAATGATGTAGAGTTAGAGTGGGAACGCCAATATGATGATTGGTGGACAGACCGCAAAGGCGGATATGAAATTACATATGAATACGGAGACGAAGATAGCTGGCATCACGAACCTCCCCCACCAGAACCTACACATAAATGTACTAAGTGTAAATGGAATGGACAAAGCTATGATGCACAATGGTCTTGGGAAGATAAAGAGGGCAATGAGATTGATGACCCCCGAAAGATTTGTCCTTATTGCGAAAGTGATGTAGAATTGACTGAGCATGGAATTAAAGAAGAAAAAGAACGTGAAGAACGCTATGCCAAAATTAAACAAGAACTTAATGAAATCCAACTAGAAGGAGATGACAATGTTGAAGGTTGAACTTACCAGTGATGCAGTAGATAGCATTTTTCGTAGTGTTATGATTCAGGATTACAAAAATCTAAAGAGTGATATTAGAAATTTAAAAGATAGTAAAGAAAATTTGAAGCCCTATCAAAAAGAAGATTTAAAGGCAAACAAACGCTATAAAAAAGCAATGGAAATATTACTTGAATATTATGTAGGAGCTGATTGGAAGCAAAGTTTATACGATTATGAAACCACTACAGATATTCCAGACGAGCAATAAGCGTAGTATTTTGTTCAAAGAAAATGACAAGAAATTCTTTGTCGTTGTCACTAATGATATGGGTCATAGTTTTGTGAGTAATTTTGAGAACTATGAATTAGCCTTACGATACGCAGAGGAATATATAAAATGAAATTCGGACAACTTGAAGTATTTACAAACGAAGATGGTGACGCCGTTGTTCAGCTCCCTGATCAAATGATCCAAGACCTTAACTGGAAAGAGGGTGATGAACTTAAATGGGATATTGAAGCAGACGGTACCGTAATCCTCTCAAAAATTGAAAAAAGTGTAAATACAGAGTGGGTCTTGGTTGAAACTGTTCAAATGTTCAGACATAGATACTGTATAGAAGTACCAATTGGTAAAGCAGAATGGGCACTTGATACTGTAACTATGGAAGAAGCAAAAGAATTCAGTCAACTACATTTGGGCGAGACAATATCTAGTCATCGTGTTATTTCAGAGGAAGAAGCAGTCAAACTTTGTTATAGTGACAATGACTACTTAAAGTCATGGACACCTGAAAAAATTAAGACCGCATTTTTTACACCTATGAAAGAATAATGGCAAAATCAATTAGAATGCGTCACCCTACTACGGGTATTGTAAAGCGTGGTTATTATGGGTTCAGTTGGACCTATTTATTTTTTGGCTTCTGGGTACCTCTGCTCAGAGGCCACTATTCAATGGCATTGGTACACTTTGCCATATGGATATTTGGAGTAGTTACATTAACTTGGTTGCCTGTACAAATAATGCTGGCATTTTTCTTTAATAAATTTTATACTCGCAGACTTTTAGAAGATGGATATAGATTCTTTGACGATATGTTTAAAGTCAACGAAGCCTGTGAAGAAATTGGAGTTGAGCAATGAATAATGTTACGCCAGCAAGTTCATGGACAGACGTTGAGTGGAGTACCTTCAAAACTTGGATATCAGGTGTGCTAAAAGAAACAACCGTTACTGTTACCTTTATGAAAAAAGATGGCACTGAACGGGTAATGAAATGCACACTTGATCCAATGCTACTCCCTCCTACTGTAGTTAACGAGAACAGAAAGCCCAAAGCAACTCCTGAAAACTCAATAGCAGTGTATGATGTTGAAGCAATGGGCTGGAGAAGTTTTGTTGTCAAAAGTGTAAAACAAGTACAGTTTGCAATTGGTTGACAATAAATCCAATTAGTATTATAATGATGGTATCATAAATAGATGTTATTATTTTACTATCATGAAACGAGAAGTTATCACTTTTGTAACACCCATCAAAACTAGGGCACACCGTGTTCTTTTTGATAACGACCTCCCATTCAAACCCAAAGTTGTCAAAAGCAAAATGTTGTATAAAAGACAACACAAACACAAAAAATCTTTACCCGAAACTTGACAATAAATCCGTTTGGCGATATACTATCGTTATAGTCACTGATAAGGAGAAGTAAATGTCGAAGCTTACCGAATACACTCTTGAGATTTACAAGTCTGACAAGCGTACCAAAGAAGGTCGCCGCTTATATGCAAAACAAGATTTTGCTCCTAGCACTAAAGATTACATTCAAGCGGTTGCTGAAGGCAAGCGTAAGTTGGGTTTTATTGTTGAAGTTTTTGAAACTTTTGTTACTCGCAAAAATTTGGTTGGTGGTAAAGAGTTTCAGGAGCGTTATGACACTCCTTACTATTGCAGCCCGTCTAGCGAATCTTACTGGTCGTCTTGAATTCGTACCATTATAAAGGAACCATCTGGTAAGTATTTTCTTTTGGTTCCTTTTTTCGATGCTGCCATTTTTTTGTTACGGGAAGGCGTATATATTTTTGCCTGAACTTCAGGTCTTCGGAGACTAGCCGAAATGTTTTCTTTTCCCGATTCAGGCATTTTCCAACCCATGTCTCTTTTCTTTTGTTCCCTGAGTGATGCGTTTCTTTTGTGTTTTTCTATGGTTTCAGCGCATCTTTTAATTCCGAAAATTTTAGAAGAAATCTTTTTCTTTGTTTTATCCGAATGATTTTTTGGGCCCCTAAATTTCTTACCACCATTATGCCGGTTAATCCAATCATCCCTCATTGAGGCATTTAATTTACTAAGAACACGATGTTCCCATAATATCGCCTCTTCAGCGGAATTAAAAGTTTTTCGTATCTTTACATTAAATGAATCTGCACCGTACTCTTGAATTAATTTTTTAACTATGTTGGATGAAGAAAAATATGTCTTCCATAGTGTTTCTGGATTGGATTTTTTTCCGTGTCTGATTCCGTAATAATGTTTTCTTGTAGGAATGTGATATAAGTAATACGAAAATGGTATTGACATAAATTGCCCCTTGATGTATAATAGTATTTATCAAAGTTAATGAATTTATTGGAGCATGTGATGAAAAGATTTTTAGAAAATATTATTGATGCTATCCCTACACCAAGTCCAGAAACTGGTGACAAAATGGTAAACTTAATGCTTGCTTTTGTAGCCGGTTTTATAGTAGCATTACTAATATACGGAGGCTAAATGTTATTCGAACTCGAAGGATTAACAGAAAAGCAAGCCGCATTATGCGATATCATGTGGGCTATTGAAACAATGGAAGGTGTTGAAAGTTTTATATCTACACTGCCTAAACAAGACCAACGTGATTGTTATAGCCTTATTGAAATGATGAAGCTTGCAATAACCGATCAAGTTGAAACAACCGATGAGGCAGAGGAAGTTATTCAAAGTATCAAAACTAAACTATGACAAATAAATTTGATGACCTTATGTACGAAGCCGGACTAACAGCACAAGGCTGTTGGGATGAGATGGATGAGTACGACCGCACTGCCATACTTAAGTTTGCGGATCTGATTGTCAAGGATTGTATTGGTGTATTGAACAGACGATTTATGGGTGACCTAAATCGTGAGGACTGGGAAGTTCGCCGTTGTGTTGCCGATGTTAAAAAACATTTTGGGGTGGAATGATGAAAACGAAAATTGTAGATTGGTTTTGGAAGCACCGTGCTATAATTGGATATTCAATTGGATATCTAAACGTAATGAGTGGGCTTGTAAACATAGCATTAGGTAATGTAATGACAGGTCTATTTTGGTTAGGCATTGGTTTGTTTCTTATTTGGGATGTTAAAACCTACAAATAATATGGCATACAAAATCTTAAACGAGCGTGATAATCGCTGGCAGCCCCGCAAAGGTCTAGAGGGTCCTTTCTTCTACTCGGATGGTCGTGTATTGTACTACGATCCAAAAGAGGGCAAGTATTACGATCCATTGACTGATTTTTACGTAGACCATGAGGAAATGGCTGAGATACACAACTACCTAGCTAAGATGTTATCTAGGTAATTAATGTTTATGTTTGTTTGGGCAAAAGTATTGTTCTACAAAATCAACGTAAACTTTGCTATGTGCTAAACCCATCACAAACCACATCAAGGACATTTCGTACCCATGTTGCCCACATATATAACTTGGACCTGTAAGTGATAGCACTCCTAGTACAAAGGATATAGGTGTCGGAAAATAGAGGATGAATTGCTTGATATAGTAATAAAGTTGTAATCTTGTCATAATGATATTTATATTTATTGCAAATATGATAACGGTTGACAATAAATCCGTTTGGAGTTATAATAACGGTATAGTCAATCAACAGGAGCAAGACATGTTAACAGAACGACAACTAGCTTTGTTTAAGTCACTAGGCGAAGATCCTGCTAATGAAAAAGAAATTCGCCAGCGTCACAAGGTATGTGTAAAAGATTTTGGTGCAGTCAAAGATTTTACAAAATGGTTGGTGAAGCGTTTACACCGTAGTTGGGAAATTGAGCGCCGTCAAGCAGGTGGCATTTATCTTGGAGATTAATATGGAAGTTACTGTAGAAAAAGTTATTCGTATTCTCAAAGACGAACCGCAATTTGACCGTATACGGCATGGTGCTTTGTATGATCGTGGCCGTGCTGATAGTTATTATCGCCGCCCGCGTGATCCTCATTGGTATCCCGAAGGCACTGGGCATGGTGCTAGAGTAATTAAACTTACTAGGGAAGAAATTACTGAGTACATGGATGGTTATGATTATAACGAAAAGTTAGGTGATCACAAGGAGTGGGATTGATATGAAAATTATAGTAGCATTTATTGCAATGTTTTCTTTGACCGCTTGTAACACAATTGCAGGCATGGGTAAAGACATACAGAAATCGGCAGAGTACACTAGTACTATGATGCCAGAGAAAAAAGAAACTGTTAAAACAAAGGAGCAATAATGGGTACGTACAAAGACAATGATTATAAAGTTTTAAACACAACCGTCACATTCAGTGGGTTGAATCGTAAACGTCAAGTAATGGCTGTCGTTGAAAGTGACACCGACGATAACATTACTGATTTTACCGAAGCAATGGCTGTTATCAACTATATTAAGAGGACTATGTAATGGGAAATTTTCTAGTAAGTGTTGAATCTGATCCTGCAACAGGTGGCTATATGGCATGTTTTGCTGATGGTCAAGTAATTCAACTAGAAGCAAATACCTATCAGGATGCTGTACTTGAGGCAGATATGCTAGAACCAGAGGACTACGAAGTTGGATACAACTAATGAAAGTGCGGTTATAGAATTACACAATATCGCTAGGTTTGTCGAATCCAATATTGGTGTAGGCAAGCTTAGCGAGGACATTCGAAACTGTGCGGATAGACTACATGCCATTACCCAAAAAGTCAGTAGCAAAGAAAACGACCAAGAAAACTGAGGTTTCTGAGCCAGAAATGACTACATTTGTGTGTAGTGCATGTAAAGTGCGATTTGCCGACACAGGCCTCTATTTTTACGGAAAAAAGAGCGAAAAGTGCATTTGGTGTAAAAAGTTTCCCTCAAGAAACTTGTCAAAAAGAAA